TTATGGGTAGGTTTGCCGAGATACCCACTCGGTAATTATTTTAATACATAAACATGAAAGGACTTATGTCTTTCATCTTTTCATCAGTCAAACCTAGTACTTTACCTAAAACTCTACCATCAGTTTTGTAGTGTCTACCTTTTTGATCTTTATAAATAAGTGGTTTTTTATACGATTTTCTTTTCCACCCTACTAGTTCTATATAGTCAAAATTATGTTCTCGTGATGAATATACATTGTCTTCTCGTACATCATCTTTTGAAATATGCCCTTCTTCAATTAGATTATGAATTATAGTTTGTAATTGCATTTGCATTTCTGATTTGCCTTCTTTTTCAAATGAAATTTTGCCATTGAAATTAGTGAGCCCTTCAGAATCTTCACTATATGTGATATTACCTAACGATACTTTTGCATTCAGTTCTTCACTTGCCATGTCTAAATATTTATTGATGACATGTCTTGCGTTTTGTACTTCATCTTTTGCGTTCATAGTTTTACCTCTTTGTTAATTATGGGTAGTTTTACCGAGATACCCACTCGGTAAATTATTTATCAATCTTTATATTAAAAAGTTTTGCAAATCCAATGCATTCTTCTTCTATATGGTAAAGACTGTAGTTACCTGTTTTGATACCATGTCTTACATTTGTTAATATACATTTAACAAATTTTTTAACATCTTCTTTATCTATCTTAGGATCTTGTTGATAAAGAATGTCTCTTATCTTGCTTATTTTTTCTTGTCTTGTCATAGTTTTACCTCTTTGTTATATTTTGATTTATACAATCTTTTCATTTCATCTAAATAATGATTCAAGAATTCATATAATGATCTTTCATCTATAGATAGTTGACTGATATGATTGACATTGATATTTGATAAATAAGATTTCAATTCACAATTTAAGTCTTTGATTTGTGTTCTAAGACCATATTCTGTGTCTGATATCTTTTCAAATTTCTTGTGATGTGAATATGTCATTATATTCTCCTTAGAATTGCTAGTTCTTGATTCATAAACTTATGTCCCATGAATACACCATTTTTTTTGTTTTCATTAATAAGAATAATTTTGAATTCTATTCCATATTGTTCTTTTATTGATTTTACAAATGGTGATACATAGCAAGTAGGGATTGTTATTTCATTAAGACATATAATCGCCTCATCAATACCTCTATATTCTAAATTTTCTAAGAGTTCAGATTCTCTATAATCTTCAAAGTTTTTCATTGTTATTCCTTTGTTTGTTTTCATATAAGTATTATATCTGATACAGATACAATATCAATAATTATATCTTATGAAGATATAAAATAATCAAATAAATTGATCAAAACGACAAAAATATACGTATACCTGATGATTCGCTCTTAAATGCGTTATTTCGGCTTTTTTATTATTGAGATATGTTTATATATGCGATATCAGTAAAATGCTGAAAACGAGACTATAACGCCTCAGTACAAGCAAAGCTGATTCCATAAAGTGATATTTTAGATGCAGACCAACCTAATTCATTACTATTCATTCGCATAACAGCTTTCGTAGAAGATGTAACAATACTGGCATCATCTGACAAGCTAGACTTGAGAGGGGGCTCTATAGGAAGTGTAGCATTACCAGATGAGTCTGATGTAACATCAGAAATAATCATATGCAATTTACTTGATGCCCCGCTACCAAATTGCACATAATCACCTGCCTTAAATATTGTTGTACTAACATCTGCGCCATCAATGACAACATCAAATGCACCTACTGAATGATCACCATTAACTTGAATTGTATTGGTTAATGATCCGATTAATGTTTTACCATCAGGATCACCTATTAAGAATGTACCATTCTTACCATGCAATTGCATAAAAAATGCCTGCCATACACCTGCTTGTGATCTTTTCATTGGTGGTAAAGTTACAATCGTAGACCAAACAGATCCTTGAAATTCTGCAACTTGTTGTGCCATTGTAAATGGCGATTGTGTCATTGATACTTGTCTTATAATTTGCCACTCAGAAGTTGTAAATCCTGGTGTTGTTGGCATTGTTAATGGATAGGTAGGTGTTGCCATTATGCACCGAATGTCCTAGCGAATGTACCACCTCGTGATCTTGTTTCTGCTACTGCATTAACTGTTTCTTGCTTGATTACTGGTAATAAATTCATAACTTCTGCTCTAACTGTTGGTACGACACCTGTACTAAAAGACAATGTCTGGTTAATAGTTACTCCTCCACCACTTGATAATTGATTATTCGGAATTATATCACCTGCTTGTTTTGGTACAAATAATTCAGCGCCTTTTTCACCAACAACAATTGGTCTGTTAGGTAAAACATTACCACCATTTGCAAAGAATGGTATGCTACCTGCCAAATTCAGTGCAGTATTGATCATTTGGTTTTTTTGTTGTTTCTTTTGTGCATTTATTAAGTCATCAATAGCTTTCTTAATCCTACCTATGATTGGCTCTATAATTAAAAGATGTGTTGCATAAGATATAATTTCTGCAATTGCATCTTGAAATATTCTTTTCATTGCTGATTTGAAATCTTCACCCTTAACTATGGCATCAGCGAATGCATCTGCTATTTCTTTTCCTGCATCATCAATAGATTTTTTACTTTCATCTAGTATCGCTATTATATCTTCTAATGAAATACCAAATTCTTTATTTACTTTTGTTGCCTTCTTTGTACCTAATTCATAATCACCAAATACATCAGGTGTGTTTTTGATAATGTCTAGAAAATCCTCAAGTTGCATATTGTTTTTTGCCACTTCTTCATGGAATTTTTTGTATGAATTGCGTGCTTGTGTAACTGCTTTTACAATAATTGCCAATACGGTTGCTATTGCTAGAATTTTTGGATCTCTTGCAAATTTATAAAGAACGCTTCCAAGTAATACATGACCAAGAATTTCAATTGCTGTTCCAATACTATCTAAATTTTCTACGATTGTTGCAGTTGCTCTTGCTAATGATCGACCTACATCTGTACCGAATCTGTCTATTTCTTTTGCATTTCTTTTCAAGTTAGCATCAAGAAGATTTAATTGTTTACCAAGTTCTTGCATGAACTCATTTGATATAGCAATCTTGAATTGCAATATACTATCTTGAATCATGCTTAATGTACCTTGAACGGTATCTGCTAATTCGTTGGTTAGATTTCCAAATTTACCACCTTTTCTGAACAATTCAGAAAATACTCTGTTGACTTCTCTGGCACTAACTGTTGCGCCTGCCTCGAAACCCACCATGGCAAGAACACCACGATCTCTTAACATTTCGGCTGCACCTGCGCCTGCACCAAATGCTCTTTGAATTTGTTGAGCTGCTTCGACAAATGTCAATCCACTCATTGCGGCGACATTACCTGTGATTTCTAAATTTTTTGCAAGTTCTTGTGCATCTTCTGATACAACTGCTAATGCACCTGCTCCTGCTTGTATCTCATCAAGTGAGAATGGTACTTTACCTGCAAACTTGACCATTACATCGAATGCTCTAGCACCTTCTTCTGCTGTACCAAATAATGCTTTTAATCTTACTTGTAAATCTTCTATTTGCCTTCCGACATCTACAACTTGTTTTATTTGATATGCACCGAAAGCACCTGCTAATAAAGTTCCAAAAGTTAAAACTCTTTTACCAACC